ACAAGTTTGCTTTGACTTACTTTTAATCTATAGTCATTAGCAATCATTATAATTACATCTCTTAAAGTCTTGTTTTTATAGCAGTAAGTATCTTTGTTTTTTAAATATCTTAATTGGTCATACGCAGTACAGTTGATTTCTTTACCTTTACTTCTTGACTTACTAAATAAATAACCATAAAAAACACCAACACCATTTTTTAAAAATGCTACAACATTACCTTCTTGTATATCTAATGCCGGGTCCTTTAAAACAGTAAATTCTAACTTACCTGCTGCATCTTTCCATTCTGTAGTCCAAGTTACTTCTCCAACAACCAATGGCTGATAATCTATTCCATTGTTTATTATATGTAACTCATAACGAGCATCTTTATTTCCTTGAATATTTATATAAGCATTATCGTTTAATGTTCCTGCAACATTTACTACACTTATAACAGATGTAGAACATAAATCAACTTTATCTTTCTTTTTAGTATCGCTTTCATACATTCCACCGTCTGCACTTGCGCCATTAAAATAGCTACCCAAGTTTACAATTTTAGTTATAGTTTTACCGCCCCATTCAGGGTGGCAGCTTGAAGTACCCGGATTTGCGTGTTTTGGATTGTACCATTTTGATTTATTAACAACAAACTCAATTACACATTTACCGCTCAAATGACCCCATTTATTACAGCCGGCATCATTTTGATTTTTAATGTCACCTATGATACATTTAAGCACATTTCCATTACTTTGATATACATCAATGTAGTCGCCTACACTACCGTAAGTGGTTGTACACGCAACAACATATCGACCATTTATAATACCAAAGCCTTCGCTATCGAAATTTTGTCCGGCTTGGGACCTAAGCTTATACTGTACTGATGTCTTTGAAGTAATTAATTGCCAACCCATATAAGTAAATACGCTACCCAAACCTGAGGGTAGCGTTATTGTTTTTGTAGGTATACTGGCTGGAGATGCACTTTCAGCACTATATGCCGGAGAAAAGAAGCCAGACAACGCATTAGAAGAAAGAGTATAGTTTCTTGTTTTAACAGCATTACTACTATTACCTTCAACAGTAGTAAATGAATTTCCACTAGCAGAAACAACAAGTCCTGTATGACTACAGCCATTTTTTTGTATCATTATGTCGCCTGGCTTTGGTTTATAACCTGAAGTCTTAGAATAATATCTATTATTTTTCTTAGCAAAATCAAGGAAGCCTGATACTGCCGCCGTTTTCGGGGCCACTGATGTAGGTACGCCTGCTTGATTTAAGCACCAAGAAACGAACATAGCACACCATTCATCAGTAAAGCCATACCAACATGTATATTTGTTTGGTCTTCCTTTTATTGCTAAAGTAGCTTCTTGATTAGCAATTTTAACAACATCACTTGCACTTGCCAAAAAGCAACACCTCCTTATTATTTAAGTTTTAGTACCTGTCCCGGGTAAATAAGATTAGGATTTTTAATTTTATCTCTATTGAGATTGTATACTTCTCTCCATTTATTCCCGTCACCTAATACTTTTTTACATATTAATATTAAATAGTCACCAGGCTTAACTGTGTATGTAGATGGTGTAGTTTTACTACTTGTATCTCTAGCTTTTACCGTAGTTGCTGTTGTTTTATTTGTCTTTTTATCTGTAACTAATTTAACAGTCTTTGTACTATAATCTAAATATTTTTTAAAAGTGACACTAATCACTTTGTCAAATCCGTTGTCAGTATTATCTTCATCTGTAAATTCTTCGATTGTACATTTACATTTATTTAAAATACCGTCTAAATCATTTATATATACTGGATTTTCAGTATCACTGTTAGGAATATCAATTTTAAATGTCCCATTTTCTTCCCCCAAATCCCAAACCCCATTAGGTTTAGTTCTTATTATCATAAAGTCAAAAGGTTTTGCTTTTGCCATTAATGTATTAAAATGTGTAAGGTAAAAATCTTGGGACCTTAATTCTTGCTTATCAGAAATTATATTTACAAAAGGGTGCTTAGTTTTTGGTAATAAAAAGTCCATAGACCATTCAGTTAAACCGGGTTCTTGTAAATTAAGAACTGTTTTACCACCTAAAAGCTCTATTTCTTCATTTTTACCTGGAACTTTTCGTGTTATCTTAGATGGTGTTACAGGCATTAGAACATTTTCAACATAAATTAAATATGCCATTTCTTACACCCCCTCTACTGATACTGCTGCGGCTTCTGTTATACGCTTTTCCATCTCACGCACAACATCACCAATACTTAAGCTGCTCGCAATTTGGTTTGACATACCTGACATATCTACTGTTATTTGTTTAGTTGTATAGTTTGCAATTCTTTCTTTGCTTACACTATCTTTTATCATACTTAAAATATCATCTGAATGCTTAACTTCTTTCTTAATATCATCAGTATTTGACTTAATTCCATTAAGAGCATCTTCGCCAGAGTCTGTAGTTGGATTTAACAAATCTTCTGCATTATTCTTAAGCCAATCAGATACACCTGATATTTTATCTGAAATAGCACTTGAAACATTATCACCAAATTCAACACCGGCATTCCAAGCGCCACTATATTCAAATCGGTCAAGGTGATAGTCTTCAGCATTAACCTTAGCCATAACTTCTTCGCCTTTACCAAATGTATCGTCAACCCAACCTGACAAACCATCACGCCAACCTTGTACAGAATTAGCAAGATTAGATCCAAAAATTGTATCTATTGCACTAGCAAGACTCTGTAATAATTCTAAAATACAATCAACTAAATCAAAAAACAATCTTGCTATAGCACCAACAGGGTCATTAAATACATTTGCGAAGAAATTAGCAAATGCCGCTATGAAATTCCAAAGAACAACAAATATATCAATTATAATATTAATAAGAGCTATAAATAAATTTCCAATAAAGGCTCCTGCAACTGCTAAAGCCCCGCATATTATACCCAGGGCTGATTGTGCTGCACCGGTTACATCTGCAATCCAATTACATAAAGCTATTAATATAGCTATTAATGCAATAATTAATATAATTATCCAAAATATAGGGCAAGATAAAATAGCTGTATTTAAGCCGTATTGTGCCGCTGTTGCAGCAGCAGTAGCAGACGCTTCTGTTCCTGTTGCGGCAGCATGAGCAAATGAAGCCATACATAATGCTATTTTTACACCTGTGCTAATAAGTTCGATAGCTTTAATAAGTAATAGCCAACCATAGTATATAGCTAAAGCAGCGGCTACACCATATATAATAGGTCCTATGACATTCCAATTTTGAGCTACAAATTCTGCTATATTTCCAATAGCTTCAAAAATATCAATAACCACATCAGCTAAAACAGCTAAAACTTCTATCGCTCCTGTTACAAAATTCTGAAATCCTTCACTATTAGCAAGTTCATTCAGCCTATCTAGTACAGGTTTAAAAGCCATAGTTGCCGTATTTTGAAACTTTGTCCACATTTGTCCCCAAGTCAAAGGCATCTTTTCAAATCTTTCATTTATTTCATCACTTGCTTCAAAAATAGCATTTTTAACAACATCTGCGGTAATCATTCCATCGGCAGCCATTTCTCGTATTTCACCGATAGGTTTTCCTAGATAGTCTGCTATGTTTTGGATAAGGTTTGGAGCATTTTCAAAGATAGAATTTAATTCATCACCTCGAAGTACGCCAGAGCCTAATGCCTGTGATAACTGTAACATAGCATTAGATGCTTCAGTTGTAGTAGCGCCTGCGATTGTCATTTGCTTTTGTACTAAATTAGCAAAAGCAACTACTTCATCTGAACCACTAAAAGCATCTTTTGCATTATTACCAAATCTAGCAACAACAGCGGCGGTATCTGTTAAAGAACCTCTCGCATCTTGTGCAGAAGCATATATTTTTTTAAATAAATCATCTACACTACCTGTTTCATTAAAGTTATCTAAAAGTAAATTTAATCTTGCTTGCGTTTGTGTTACTTCATCTGACAAGCCTAAAACTTGTCCTGCGCCTTTTATACTTAAATACGCAGCAGTAATTCCTTTAAGCTTGCTTAGAAGTCCATTTGTAGCATTAGTTCCTTTTGCAATTTCCTGATTAAATTTACCTTGTTCAGAAACATTATCTCTAATATACCTCTCTGCACTGCTAATATTTGCTACAAGTCTTGCATATTCTGCATTTGCTGTAGCAGGGTCCATATTTGTTAAAGCACTATTTAATCTTGTTTGTACTTGTGTTGCTTGATATAATTGTGTTCTCAAATATTCAAGTCCTGCGTTAGCAGTATCTGAACCAATATTAACTGGGTTATTTTCAATTTGCTGTATTCTTTGCTGTATAGCTGTTAATCTACCCAATGTATTATTTAATTCTGCTGTTTGGTTAGGTCTTAGAACGCTTGCAGAATTACTGTTAATAGTAGATTGTGTCGCAATAAGATTTTCCATTAGGGTATTAGCATTAGCAATTTCTTGATTAAATCTTTCAACCCCAGTGTTTGTAAAAACTAAAGGTCCTACATTTTCAAAATCATAAGTTACTGGAACTTTAACAGGTGGGATGTTCTGAGAAGACTGCTTTAGTGCTTCAATTTGTTCTTGACAAACTTTTGCGGCTGTTTCAGCTTCTTTTAAACATTCTTTTGCCCCTTCAAACGAACTCATATCTATGTCGGCATCTAAAGCAGATTGAATATCATTAATTCCTGAAAGCATTAAGTTCATTGCTGAGTGCATAGATGTAAATGTACTACTAAAATTGTCATATAACTCAATAGAACTTGATATTGTCAATACACTCACCTCTTTTTAGCTTTTTTCATCTTCTTCTTTTGTTTTTCATCTTCTTTTACTTTTCGCTCTACAGCTGCAAAAATAAAAGCTTTTTCTTGCTCATCCATATCAACAAATTCGCAAGGTCTAATATGTAATTCAAACAGACAGTAATATACAAAACTTGCTTCACTGTCTGTTTCTATTAGTTTTTTGCTTCTTCAATTTTTTCATTAATTTCCTTATTATAGCCATTGTACTTCTGAATAAAAGCGGCAAGGTCATCATATTCACCAGGGTTATCTAACATAGCCATTAAAAGGTCCTCTGGTGTGTTTACGCCATAGCTGTCCTGAAGCTCGGCATCATAAAGATTAGGTGTAACTGTAGATGCGACAATCATATCAAGCACATAGGCTTCACCATTAATTCTCTGTCTAAACGCACCAAATTTACCTGGAATAGGCACTTCTTTAATATTCTTTTCTCTTAATTCCTTATTTTCCTTTGTGGTAATATGTCTAAATTCCCATTCTGGACTCTTACCGTTTTCATCAACAATAGATGTTGTTGCAACGCGTCTTACATTTTCCTTTACCACTTTGTTAGCCTTCATAAAAGCATTAAATTTTGACATAATTTTATCCTCCATAATTATAATAAAAACAAATAAGGCAGGCTGTATTAAATAGCCTGCCAAAATATTTAGTTAGCTAAAAAACCATCAAGCTGTTTAAAGCTTTCAGGGATTGAGAAGTCCTCAAATGTACCTTCTATTTCTTCATCAATATATTCGCCATCTGCATCAAACTTAGCAAGAATACCACCGTCAGTATTACAGTCATAAAGTATAACAGTCTGACTTTTTGCAGTAGAAGTTGGGTCATTATTTTCAATTTGCATATCAAAGTATACATCTTCGCCTGTATTCTTATAATCTTCAAGAACTTTTCTAAGCACTGACTGATTGTAGTGCATTGTACCACTAAAAGTGCCTTCCATACCTGTTGACTTGTGTCCGGTCATAATCGCACCAAGCCTTGGTATAGTTGACTTTGCTTTTTCAAGCTTTACTTCCATATCAATCATATTTGCAAAATTATACCTATTCCCATTTAATGTTATAAAACATTTAGCTAATTTTGCTGCAATAGCATCTTTTGCATTCATTGTTATGTTTTTAGCCATTATATTCTAACCTCCTTAATTAACTTTTACAGTCATATATAATTGCTCCATGCAATTTACAACTGTTACAGGTGTATTAACAACAACAGCTTTCTTAACTTCTCCTTGTTCTACAACAACATCTGTATCTGTAAAATCTTCAATAGCTCTAAGAGTTTCAAGATTCTTTAGGTACTTTACAATATCTGCCCAAAGTGCAATTCTACCTGCATTATCGTTAGGCATTACACCAAGATAACGAGTATTAAATATTGTTGCTATATCCATACCGATTTGGTCGCATACTCGCATGGTTTGATTAGAGCAAAATAAATCACTCTTTTCAGATGTTGTTGTAACCAATGAATTAATATCGGTAAGAATTCTATAATCAGAACCTACTTTATGAAGCTTTAATTCACCGTTGTTGATTGCCTGCTCAAGACCTGTCTGTGTGTCAGAGCAAACAGGTGTATATTCTCCATCATATTTTTTATTAGTGCAACTCTTGTTAATTTCACAAGATGACTCTGCACCACCTAACCACCAAATAAGACTTTCAGTATTTTTTTCAGCATCTGTTGTTAAATTTATTACGCCTTCATAATCGGCGGCATAATTATGCACAATGGTCTGAAATTTAATACCTGCTCTATCTCTCATTCTTTTTGTAAAACTTACAAAAAGAGATTTGATTACATCAGAAGTAGAATCACAGATAAGAGTATTAAAAGAATAACTTTCTATAGCAGATAAAAAGCTTTGATAACTTGAGCCTGTAGCCTTTATTGCCATACCACCAGTTAAAAAAGTTCCTGATGTTTCTTTTAAAGATGCGCTACGCTTCCAAAACACAAAATCATTATCGACTAATTTATCTATTCCACTAACAGTCTGCTTATCTACAAGAGTATCTGAAATAGCACCGTCGTATACTATTTCAATTTTAGATATTCTTATCTTACTTACACCATATACATAAATATCTTTTGTTGCTTCATCATCAGCTGTAATTGTAAAAGTTGCAACATCTCCGCGTACTTGTGAGTCAACTGTTGCGGGATTTGCACCGTCTGAGAAAATTTTAACAGCACCTTGTGTGTTATTAATACAAGTAACTTTAATCTTACAAGGAACAACCAAATTTGCAAAACATAAAGCCCTACTGCTAGGCTTACCATTTTCATCAATATCTGTACCTTCTCTTACCTCATCAATCCAGCAAGACCAAGGGTTATTACCATCTGAATTATCCTGTTGTATAGCGGCTTTTCCACCAACATTTATAATATCAGGAAATGCACTTGCAATAGTAGGTGTTGTATTTCCGGTTTTTGCATTTCCAAAATCATAAAGTTTATTAGATTCAACATTCTTATCTACGCTACGCATATAAGTACACACATCATACAAATCAGTTTTATCTGCATTCTTTGCAACGGTATAAAAAATATCATTTCCTCTTGTACCTGGGCATTTTGCAGAAGCAAGTTCAGCACTTGCAGAGCCGCCACTATTTACTCTATAAAAATAGCATTTTTGTGCATTCTTAAATAAATCTCTATAAGGCTTCATTGCATCATCTGTATATGGATAACCAAATATTTTTAGTGAATTTTTTTCAAATTCTTCTGCTGTTAATTCAATAACTTCATCTTCAACACCCCAATTAAGATTTAATGGTGCAGCACACACACCTCTTTCTCCAAATACAACACCTGTATTTGATGTTGATATAAAGTTGATATACGCACCTGGTAAAACCTTATTCTGGGTTACAAAAGTACCTCCACCTAAAGCCATACTTACACCTCACTCTCTAAAAATTCTTTAAGTAACTGGTCTACTTCGCTAAAAGTATATTTACGATTGCCTAATATCGTATTTAACACATCAATGTATTTTAAATACTTTTTACTCGCTGTAATTTGTTCTTTAGAATAACTTGCTTCTGCTTCTATTACAGCTTCGATTGGCTTTTCTTCAGTAGCTTCAATTGAGTTTAATGCTGTAGTTTCCACAGCTGTAGATTTTCTAGTTGCCATTTTTTATCATTCCTTTCTGTATAAGAATTTCCATTTTTTCAACATCATTTTCAACAATGACGAATATATCATAGTTTATTGTTAATGTTAAAACACCATCATAAATATTTGTATCAATACCTTTTCCTAATAACGGTTCAGAGTCAAGTTCTATGAATTCAAGTGCTTTATACATTCTATCTATAACACTAAAACATTCTGCTCTATAGTCCTTAGACTTAGGAAAATACTGAATTGCAAATTGATTTTCTCTATAATAACGATTTCCACAAAACCTAGTTATTTTAGGATTTATGCACTGAACAAAAAAGCAAGGTTCTCTCAAACCTTGCTCTACATCTTCTGTATAAATGTTGTATTCTTCGCCAAACTCACTATAGAGGGCTTGGCTTATCCCTTTAATAATCTTATTAATCATAACGCATCACCTGATTAAGGAAGTTTCGCACACGCCTTTCAAGTACCGCAGGAGTAAGTTTATCCACTTCTTTTGTCGATATAGTCAACATAAACTTTCCAGGTACCCATTTTCTGTGATTCACAGTTCTGTGTCCATATTCAACATAGGCAGCATATTCAAGATTATTACTTACGATTACCTTATAACAATTACCTGTACGCGTAATACTTGATACAGTCCAAGCTCTTCTAAGGTCACCAGTATCAACTGGAGTTCGAAGTTTAGCTCTTGCTAATACCTCAGCACCTAAATCATTTATACAGCGTTCAATCATAGCTTTAGCTTTGATTTCTTGCTTTTCTAAATGTTTTGCAAATTTTTTTAATTCACTAAAATCGCATCTACCGGTCTTTGCCATAATTTAACCCCACCTTTCAAATATTTCCAGAGCTACTTCTTGATGGGTTGCATACATAGCAGGTACCCCAGAGCTTTTATAAATGCCTTCGCGATTATTTTGATTAACAACTATTTTTGAGCCAGGTGGTATAGTCAAATCGGGTGACATAAAAAGCTTTATATTTTGTACTTTTTCTTGTACTGTATCATTATTTTTAGTTGTAGGTGATGTGGTTTCAAAAGAAATTCTACAAGGTTGATTTTCAATAATCATCTGCTCAATTTGCCTTGTTTGTTTTGTATCTTCATCTCGAATATTATTAAGCTCATATACTGAGCAAGTTCCAGTGTACAAACTTTCTATATGTTTTCTTGCAGAATTAAAAACACTCATTCTTACCACCTTAACTTTCTAAATGCGATAAGTTCGGCATCTCTATTGCAGAGCCTATCTAATAAAGTAATATATCTTGAAGCTGCACTTGTATTATTATCATAAGTGTAACCTACACTTGTGTCCCCTTCGGATATATTACTTATTCTTCCTGCGTTAAAGTCAATGTTATCACAAACATTTTCACCAACACTAGACTTAGTTCTTAATAGTGTACCTGCCGCAATATCAACAGCAACAAAATAAAGTTCGGGTGGTATAACAGTAATATTACAAAAATTCTTTATATACTGCTCTGCTCCATTTATCGCAAATTGAATAAGCACTAAATCACTATCATTAACATTATAGCCTAATGATTTAAGTTTCTCAGTTACATCACATTCTTTAATCACATAATCACCCTAACTTATGCTTAAAAGCAACAATTCTAATCTGCTTAGGTTCATATACTCTTTCCCAGTTTTGAGCATTAGCAAGCTCTGTTCTAGTAGGTGTTTCAACATTAGCTCTAACTGCGTTAGTCCACTTAATACCACGTGGATGTAAGATAAACGCACTTCTATTAATAAGATAATCAACACCAGAGCCTTTCTTCTTGTCTCTGTCAATTTCTGTTGCTATGTGACCTACTGGGTTACCTTCGCCGTAGGCAATAGCACCGTCACCAAATAAATATGTTGTGTATACACCATCAACAACCGGACAACTATCATCAACAATAACTCGTCTGCCCTGGTATGTATCAAATTCAAGTTCAGATGATGCCTTGACTGTTTCAATCAAATCTAACTTTCTTAAATATGACTTAGTAGCAGAGTGCATAGCAACAGCTGTGAGCTGACTCTGTGCGTCACCAAGAAGCTGACAAGCATCTACAAAAGACTTACCTTCTATAATTGCAGCTGCTGTCTTAGACTTAGAAATATCAAGAATATGGTCTGCAAGAGGTGTAACTGTTTCAGAACTGCCGTTTGTATAAGTACCAAACACACCATTTAAAATTGCAATAAGCTCTTTCTGCTTATCTCTTGCCCAGAAGCCTGCAACCAAATCACCGATAGCCATCATTGGGTCCTTACCGGATAATGCTGCTGAGAGGTCTGTTGCTGCCCACATCTTCGCTCTGCGAATAGTTGTTGATACATCTTTGTTTGATGTAATCTTGTTTGGTGTTAAATCAGCATCTTCAATAATAGGTTCTGATTCACCCTGTAAATCTTCAAAGAAAGGCATGTTGTGAATTGGTGCTGCCTCACTTGCTAACTGATTAAATTCCTGATTATTTGTTACTATACCGCTGTTAAAAAGAGCTGATAACTCCATTGTTCTATTTACAACATATGGGTTAAAAAGCTCTGGTACAATAACATCACTTAATTTTGTAATTGCCATACTCAATTACTCCTTTCCTATTTTAAAAATTAATTTCTACTCCTGCCGCAGTAGCCATTTCTCTTGCTTGTGCAGGATTTTCCTTTAAAAGTTTACCCTGTTCTGTTAAATTGAAAGTTTCTTTTGCAAAAGGATTTACATTACTACCCTGACCTCCAGCCGGCTCATAAATTGGCTGTGTCTGTTTAAATAAATGTGCCATAGACGCATCTTCTTTAAAAGTCTTAACAATCTCAGTAACGCCAACAGGTTCTCCCTTATCATCAAAGCTAAACTTATCAACTCCACCTTGCTTGTAAATAACATAGTCTGGGTCAATTACACCTTCCTTAACTAACAGCTCTTTTACAGCATAAGTTTTCTTAAACTTGTCCGCTTCTGCTTGAAGGTTTGTAATTGTTGTTTTATAGCCTGCTATTTCAGTCTGTAAAGCTTCATTGTCTTTATTGTCTTTCTTTAATGCTGTAATAGTGCTATTCGCAGTTTTTAACTGTGTATCTACATTATTTTTTTCACTTTCTAAAGCGTCATACTTAGCCTTGCTGACATATTCGCCTGTACTTAAATTAGCCAGTTTTACCTGTTTGTCTTTGTTCTCAGAATTATACGCGTCAATAATTCCTTTAAACTCCTCGTACTTTTCACCTAATACTTCCTTCAAAAATAACATATTATTACCTCCTATATCTTGTTTTTATATGTGGTGTCGCCACGGATATATACAGTAGTTTATATCTCCTACTGCAAGAGAATATTAAACCTTTTAAATGTCTTGCTTAGGACGAAAAAAGGAAATAAGCTGTGACACTCATTTCCTTTGCTGACTAAATTATTTATAGTTACATTTATTTAAAGTGGTTTGGTCGCAACCTCCCCACTAGGTTTAGCCCTCAGGCATCGCCGTAATTCCTATCATAAAAATTAGTTATAACTAGCCCAACGGAATCACATCCTTTCAAATATTTAACATCTCACAAAATACCTGACTTTATTTTTCTTTCTTAGCCTCTAACATAAAGTTTATCATAGCACTTATACCACCTACTACAGCGTCTCTTAAGGCATCCATAGATTCAGTTGTATAAACCAACCCTTCACTTCCACCACCTAATAAATCTATTTTTTCAAAGTAAGCTCTAATTTCAAGCATAGCTATGTATTTTTCCATTGTTTCAAGCTGTGCTTCATAAATTCCTCGTGTACAATCTGGCGTAAAGCCCAAAGTACCATTGTCCCACTTTTCCAACATTGCCTTAAGATTTTTATATCTATTAACCAGCTGATAATATTCAGCCTTAAATCTTTCCTTGTAATCTTCACTTAACATCATTTTTGCAGTTTCTTCCAATGTTAAAATCTTTTCCATGTCTTTTCCTCCATTTAACTTTTTCAGGTAACAAAAAAGGACAGCTTTAAACTGTCCTAATCTGCTTATTTATTGTGTTTTTCTAACTTGCCTGTAAGTTTTATTTGTTTTTATTTTTATCATCTTTAAGATTTTTATGGTCTCCGCAGTATGCGTACACAATCGAAGCGGCAACGGCTGAAAATAAAATTATAGAGCTAATCTCTTTAAGAATGTATAAACAAAATAAAAAAGTCTGCATAATTTTTCTCTCCTTTACATTAAAAAGCACCTAACATTATCTGTTAAGTGCTCTAACATCACTTTAGAAGTCCACAGTTAAATACCTCTTATCGTGCCTTTAATTTCTTTATCTTTAGGACAATAAACTTCAGAAGAATTCCCAAATTTATAATACTTTAATTCAGAACCACAACGAGGGCATATTACTCTTTTTCCTGGGGCTTCAAGTTTTGCAACTACTGCGTTTTTTTCACTATTAGTCATAGCCATAAATTAACAACCTCGCTTTTTTATTATACTTAACTGTCACGCCAGCCTCTTTTGCTCTATCGTAAGCGTCTATCATAAGGCTACGCCTTTCAGCATCACTTAAATTAGGCGCATTTATTGCAGCATCATAACTTGCTTTAAATTCATCTCTCCAGTCATCAATTCTGAATTTTGATGGGTGGTTTTTATAATGCCCATAATATTCGTGTGCCAAAACAGCTCTTTGTGACATTAAATCTCTATTATATGTAGAATTAATGTCTGGCAAAATATCACCTCTAACATTTATAATACCTTGTATATCGCTGAAACCCGTTCTACCGCCTTCATTAAATCTAAGTACCTCAATAGGTATATTTAGCTCAGAAGAGTATTCTTTTATTTCATTAATTTCAGAATCTGTTAAAATATGAGAAGGGCTTGTTCTTAGTCTATTAGACATTCTTCTTTCTGATTTTATTATATCATCATTATTTGCACTTGTAAACTTATCATTACTAACAAATTTTTCCTTCCAATCTGTGTATGACATATCATCAATATAGATAGTCTTACCAGTTTCAGGGTCCCTTGCAGCTCTTTTTCTACCTTGCTTAAGTAGCTCGTCTGTGACTTCCGGTATTGTAGTACCTCGGCAACGCGGATGAAAAGGAGGTGCTGTTATCCCTATTTCAAAGTCATCTCTATTAAAGATTTTACTATCCATATCAGCACACATATCACAAGTTTTACCATCTAGTGTTTCTAATACACTATACTTTTCAACTCCTAATTCATCATAGCTATCCATTTCTGCCCTTGTACATATCTGGGCTGTTTCAGTACGAATAAGAGTATTGCAAGCTGATTGGGCTACATTGCTTTCATAACTTAATTGTCTTGCAAGCTTTTTAGGGTCTGTACCTCTAACGCACCAATCTGTTAAAGCTTGTTGAAGTTTATTTGTCAATTTAGGTCTGTAAGTACCCCATATTCTTTCAGAGAAGTTTGTACCGTCAATAGCCCAAGGCTTTTCAAGTATCAATTTAAGTCTGCGTTCATCTACTTGTGCAAAACTAAATCCCACACCAATACCTTTTTGTACTTCAAATGCCGTTCTATAATAAACATCTTTATACACATTTGATAGCGTTTGTGTGACATTTTCTGTAATATCGGCAAATGCTTTATCACAAAATAACATCATTTGCATTTTAATAGCATCAAGTCTAGTGATGTGATATTTTGCACTTGCGTTTTCAAGTTCTTTGTCCCAGTTTCCCAAGTAGCTGTTAGCATAGCCTTTTCTTATGTATTCTTCAACATCCCATCCAAGTTCTTTTAGCTCTTTATTTGTAATAGCTTTTTTGGCTTCAGCTAAAGTCATATTGTTATTATCAGCAAAACGCTTTAACCAGTATGTAATGTCTTTATCAATTTGAATGATTGCATCATCTATTAATTTCATAGATTCGGCTACGCACTTTTGGGCTTCTGCATTGGACCTTTCTTCTAAAGCTTTAAATCTTTTAGCCCAATATTCATTATTCTTCATCATTCTTCCTCTCTAGTTTTTGGAAAACCGTAATCGCCTACTTTTTCATTAGTTTCTTTTTTTAATTCAGCAATTTCCTTTTCGGCATCGTCAACCCAAGGATGATTTTGAAGAACGGTCTTCTGTGAAATAATGCCTGTACTTTTTGATGCAATATCTGCAAGTTCAGTATCATTCGTGATGCTATTTCTTGTCCATACTTGGTTAATTTCATTACACTGTATATTTGCGTGTCTGCAAATAGCTCTTACAAGCTCTGCAAACCCTAATCTAAATTCTGTTTCAGTAAGTCCACTTTTAAGCTCTAACAAAGAATATAAATACTTTAAAGCTACGCCACTTGCGTTGCCAAAATTTGATGGTTCAGGGTCTACTGCCTGTCCCTGTTCAAATATTGCCTTACGGGATATACTCAACAATTCTTTTCTTGCTTCAACCGGTATGTCTATAGTAAGTGTTTTTAAATCACCTTTACCATCAATATTTTCGTCTAGCTTAATGGTTTTGTATTTCTTTAAATTACCGAGAAACTCACTTAAACTTTCACCTGCATAGCCGCTTAGAATAAATATAATTTCCTGAATATCTTCTAAGTCATTGATAAATCCTGAATACACTTTGTCATAAGTATCAATATGTCC